GGCAGCGCCCAGGGCGTGCCGAGGGACGGCAGCAGGGCGGCAAGGCGGAGAAGAAAGGGGGTAGGGAGATAGATAAGGCGAGTTATAGCCTGTTAAGTCTAAGCCCTAAGCCTAAAGCTCTATCCCGTTAGGTGGAGAATCTGACCCCTCCGGCGGCGGCGCAAAATGGCCGTTTTGCGGGGTGCTGCGGGGTGGATCATCCGGCAGGCGGCAGCGATGCAGGCGGCAGGTGGGCGGCGCTGGCGGGCTTGTCTTTCCCGGTGGGCGGCGCTGGCGGCTGCGCTGCTGCTGTGAGGTCTGGCAAGGCTGGCAGGCTGTGGGCGCTGTGCAGGCGGGGCAGGGCTGGCGCTGGTGCGTGGTCATCGTGGGCGGCGGTCTGCTGCTGGCGTGGTCATCTGGTGCGGCGCTGGCGGTGCCGATCCTTCCCGGTGCAGGTGGTGGGCGCAATATCCATGCACTGCGTCCAGCGCTCCCCGGGTACTTTCCAGCTTTTCCCCGGGGCGGTCGCCGGCAACACCCAGCGCGCGCCGGGCTGCTGATCCGGCAGGCCGGGCAGGCGGGAAGGCGGCGCAAAAGAAAAAGGCCAGGGCGGCGGCGCGTTGTGCGCTGCTGCTCTGGCCTTCTGTCTGCACTGGCGGTGCGATCTGCTGCGCCGGGTGCGTCCCGGTGCATATCGTGGGCGGCGGGTGTCTGCTCCCCGTTCCGGTGCCGGCACTGATCCGGCTGCACCTGATCCACCTGCACGGGGCACCGGGCACGGGTGCCGCTGGCACCGTTCCACCGGGTCAATTTTGCCGTTTGCCGGAGGGGTCAGATTCTCCACTTTACCGGGTAGTGCTCTATGTGTAGGGCTTAGACTTAGTAGGCTATAGCCTCCCCAGTAACCCCCTATAATCCCCCTTCTTCCCCGCTTTTGTCCGGCTCCGGCCACTCGTGCCCCTCTTGCTCCATCCGGGCGCGGACTGCATCGAGAATATATTTTTGCACGCTCTGCCCGGCAGCATCAGCGGCGGCGCGTAGTGCTGCGCCCTGGTTCTTGTACGGCTGAATCACAAGCCGATCAAGTTTTTTGTGGTGTCTTTTATCCGTTTCTGCCTTTCTTGCTGTTAAAGCCATATTATTTCCCCTTTCTTTTTTGCGTTTATTTTATTTTATCATAATGGCGGCAACGTGTGAACACGCAATTTGCACAAAAGCGTGTGAACAGTTTTGTGCAAAACGCAGAAAGCGTGTGAACACGCTTGACAGCGACGTGTGAACACGCTACAATGCAGACACAGCAAGCGCCACGGCAACCGCCGGACGCAAGCCAGTCACCCAACAGGGGAGAAAGGAGAACCGACACATGAGTGCAAATTTCTTCAAGCTGCCCGAATCCGACAAGCGGAAAATCTGGGCGGCGCTGCTCAAAGAGTGGGCAGCAAAAAAGGCCGCCAACCGGGCAAACGGTTGACAGCCTAGCAAGATGGGATTTGATCCACCAATCTTGCAATGATTTTACCACCGGCAGGCGGTAAAGTCAAGCGGACACCCCGGCAGGGCTGCACCGCTCAAACAAAGCGGCCCCGCCCCACTACCCCCGGCAGCCCGCCGGGGCAACTGAAAAGCAAAGGAGCAAAGATCATGAAACTTTTGAACACTGCAAAGAAGATCACCACCGCCGCCGCACTGGTGGCCGCAATGCTGGCAGGCACAGCCCCCAAAGCCGCCGCCTGCCCCTACACCGTCGGCCCCCTGGGTTGCTACATCGCCCCGGCCATTGTGCAGGGCTTGACCGCCACCGATGACGGCGCGGTTGAGGTCTGGTGCACCGACGCGCTGGACGGCGACGACTGGTATTTTCTGGTGGATGCCGAAACCGATCTGCACATCTTCGACCGGGTGCAACTGGTAGTTGATGCCAACGGCACCCCGGACAACTACGCCGATGATCGCGTTATTGATGCACTTTACTGCCACGACTGCGAGAGCGTGGAAGATTGAACCGAAAGGAGCGCTGCAACATGATGACACTTGTACAGATCCGCGAACGGAACCGCAAGGAGAACGCCGCAGCCCAGCGCCTGCAGGCCGCCGGGTATCGGCTGGAAGGATGGGACCCCCGCACCGGGCAGCGGATTGCCGCCCAGATCACCGGCGAGAACACCAACGACGAGCGCCGCACGTTCTACGCTTTCCCCACTTGGCAGGATGCCGCCGCCGCTCTTTTGGGCTGAACGCCCCGGACGCCTTAGCAGGGCCGCACCGTAAAGCGACCCCGCCCCACTACCCCGGCAGCCGCCGGGAGATCACCGAACACACGCCACCAAACCGAAAGGAGCGCACCCCATGACAGCACTTGACAAGAAAATAAACCAGCTGGCAGCCCGTCACCGCTGGAACGTCACCCCCGTGCATGATCGTTTTATTCCCTGCTATTCCATCGTTCCCATGGATCGGCAGGAGCGTGACCGGATCAAAGCCACGCTTGACCGCTGCAAGGGTCTGAAGGTCAAGGTTGAGCAGGTGTTTAGCCCGTATGCCTGGACCTGCACCATCTACGTTTTTGATCTGGCAGAGTGGGAAGCACAGCAGGAGCGCAGCCGCCTTGAATGGTCCATCGTCAACGCCTACTCTGAAGCGTACCACTTCAACGGCCACGACAGCGCCGCCGCAAAGCTGGCAGCACAGCACAAGGCCGCAGAGATCGGAGCGCTGGACCTGTTCCGCCAGATGTACACCGCATGAGCCACCGCCGGACGCTCTAGCAGGGTTGCACCGCAAAGCAGCCCCGCCCCACTACCCCGGCAGCCGCCGGGAGATCATCCCGAACACCAACACAACAAGCAAAGGAGCGTTACACATGACTAACAACGAGATCATTTACAGCGAAGTCAACGCGAAGTATCACACCCCGGAACAGCGCCGCGCTATCCTGGCGCTGGCCTACACCCCGGAGCAGATCGCCGCCAAGGGCAAAGAAATTCACTTCCAGGACGTGCCCGAAGAGCAGCAGGGCGAAGAACTGGAAAAGCTGCTGCTTGCTGGCCTGTTCCACACGTTCCACGAATGGAAGGAACGCGGCAAGAGCGTCAAGACCGGCGAGAAGGCCGCGATTGATACCCGGCTTTGGAAGCTGGACACCCGCCCCCGCAAGACCCGCAGCAGCGGCAAGGAGCCGGACGCGCTGACCAAGGCAGCCGAAGAGCAGGACGACAACGGGAACTATTACAAGGCACCTGCGCACCTGTTCCACATCGGCCAGGTGGAAGCAAGCCGCCCCGCACCCGCCGGACGCTTTAAGAGCCTGGACGAGATCCGCGCCTATAACAAGATGCTGGCGGATCAGCGCAAGGCCGCCAAGGCCGCCGCAGAGCAGGCCGCCAGCGCCCCGGCAGAGATCCCCGCAAAGGCAGAGACCCCCGCAAAGCCCGCCACGAAACCCGCAAAGAAGGCCAGCAAGCCCACCGCGCCGAAGAGCGCAACGAAACCCGCCGCAAAGCCCAGCACCCCGCAGAAGGCCGCACAGCCCGCCCCGGACGCGCTCCACAAGGCAGAGCGCAAAGCCTGCGCCGCGTTCCTGGCCGTTCCCGAAACCGACCGTAAAGGACAGGCCGCAGCGCTGGACACCTGGCGCAAGACCCGGAAGGCCGTAGAGGACGCAAAGCATACCCCCGCCGCCGTGGCCGTGCTGGATGAAGCGCCGGTGAAACAGCTGGACTTTGAGAGCATCGCCGCCGGTCTGCTGGCATGATCCACCACCACGAAACCGGAAACTTTAGCAGGGCTGCACCGGGCAAAGCAACCCCGCCCCACTTCCCACCGGCACCCCGCCGGGAGGATCACCACAAAACGAAACACGAAAAGGAGTTTTTGCAATATGAAAAGAGCATCCAGCAGCACCCCCGCCGGCCTGAACGTGAGGAAGATCACCGCCTATCTGAAAGGCCAGGCCAAGAACCGCAACGCCGTGCGGATCACCTGCCAGGGCGGCAGCGTGTACATCATCACCGGCTATGCAGCGTTCAAGCTGCCCGCCGTCCTTTACTCGGAAGTGATCCAGCCCGTGACCATGCAGGCAGCCCCCGCCGATGGTGTGACCATCGTTTCCAGCGATGACGGGTTTGTGGCCAACGATCCGCACCAGCTGACCGCCGCGCAGATGTTCCAGAAGTTCAGCAACTGCAAAGAAGAGGTCAAGCGCACTTCTCTTTTGCAAGAAGTCGAGATGAAGGGCAAGATCTGGGGCACGTTCCGAATGTTCCGCGATGGATCCCGGCCCATCATGATAAATTCGGAGTATGACGCTTTTGTGGATCATCACGAATTTGTTTACCACGGCAGCAACAACCCGCTTGCGCCCATCCTGGCAACTGACACCGCAGACCCGAAACGCGCCGCCGTGGCCGTGCTCATTGCCCCGATGAAGGCGAACGACGAAATACAGCAGGTATGCAACCGCCTGTTTGCATGACCTGCACCGGATACCCCGGCAGAGCCGCACCGGATAAAGCGGCCCCGCCCCACCGCCCAGCATTCCGCCGGGCATATCACGAAACACGAAAAGAGGTTTACACGATGACCACCCCAAACGATTCCCTGGACTTCTACCCCACGCCGGACAGTCTGGCCTTTGATATGGTTTTCTCCCTGCGGGAAGTAAAATCCGGGTTCACCACCTACCCGAAACCCATCCTTGAGCCGTCCGCCGGTGATGGAGCGCTTGCGCGTCAGGTCCACGCTCTGGCGTTCAACGTCCACCACGACCACAAGACCGGCGAGGTTGACTACTACGACAAGGAAAAGGCACGAAGCGCAGAGCTTGACTGCATCGAGCTTTCCAGCGACTTCCGCGCCGTGCTGAAGAAAGACGGTTTTCGGGTGGTGCATGATAACTTTCTGACCTTCCGCCCCACCACGAAATACGCCGCAATCGTCATGAATCCGCCTTTCTCCGCCGGTGCCGCGCACCTGCTCAAAGTGCTGGATGTCATGCAGGACGGCGGCAAAATCCGCTGTCTGCTCAACGCCGAAACCCTGCGCAACCCCTGCACCAACGAACGGAAAGAGCTGGCCGCAAAGCTGGAAGAGCTGCACGCCACGGTAAAATATATCCCGGATGCGTTCAAGAACGCCCGCCGCGCCGCCCGCGTGGAGGTGGCGCTTGTGTCGGTGGACATTCCCGACCGGGAGCCGGTGAGCCGGATCCGGCTGGACCTGAAAAACGAAACCGCAGAGCGCTTGAAAGAAAACCCGGAGTTTGCCGCCCTGGTATCTTCCGACCCCATCACGGCAGCCATTGAGCGGTACAACGCAGCCGCAGAGGGTGTGCGCCGGATCTATGAAGAGTACAACGGAATCAAGTCGTTGTTTTCCTCCGCCGGCGCTGGTAAGAAAGAAAACCCCGTGATGGCTTTCACGAAATCTTATAACGACGCTATCCGGGAACTGCGCGGGATGTACTGGAAACAGCTGTTTGAAATGCCGCAGCTGTTCGATGCGATGACCTACGAAATGCAGCAGGATTATCAGAAGCGAATCAAGGAGCTTGAAGGCTACGACTTCAGCGCGTACAACATTCTGACCGTCCGGGAAGAAATTTCACGAAATCTTCTTTCCAGCATCGACCACGAAATTATAAAGCTGTTCGATGACTGGACGAACCTGCATTATAACGACGAGTACAGCAAGAACGTGCATTATTACAACGGCTGGTGCACGAACTCCGCGTACAAGATCAACCGCAAGGTCATTTTCCGCTGCAACGCCTTTGATACATACGATGGGCGTTTCTGCCCCCGGTACAACGCAACAGGCCATGTTGCCCAGATCGAGCGGGTGCTGCACTTCCTGGACACGAACGGCAAGCCCTACAATGGGGACGAACTCCGCGCCGTGCTGGATGCCGCCGAAAAGAGCGGCCAGACCCAGAAGATCCAGCTGCACTATTTCACCGCCACGTTTTACAAGAAAGGCACCTGCCACATCGAGTTTACGAACACGGACGTTTTGAAGTCCTTCAACCTCTACGCCGGACAGCGCAAAGGCTGGCTGCCTCCCACCTACGGCAAAAAGAGCTATCACGACATGGCCGCCGCAGACCGCCGGGTGGTTGACAGCTACGAGGGCGAAGCCAGCTACACCGACACCCTCACCCGGCACCTGATCCCCACGCAGAGCACGTTTTTACAGCTCAACGCCTGACACGAAACCCGCAAGGCCGACAGCGTTCCCGCTGCCGCTGGTGCAAGCCCAGCCGCCCCAGACCGGGGCGGGCGCTCATGGGTAACAGCCCATCCGGCACCCCGCCGGGAGCATCCACACGAAATACAGAACGAAAAGGAGCAACAGCCATGAAGAACCAGAACACCACCACCCAGATCGCCTACATCGTCACCGCCGACTACTACACCAACGGCAAGCCCACCACCTGCAAGATCACCGTGCAGCCGGTCAACTTTGACCCCGCCCGCCTGATCGACTGGTCCGACCGGATCAGCAAGACCCACACCCGCGAAGTCGAGAACTTCACCACGCCGGAAGAAGCCGCCCAGCGGATGACGGAGATCATCGAGAGCGCAGCAGAGCACGCCGCCCAGAGCCAGCGCCCGGAACCGGTGGCAGAACGTCACCACTTGACCGTGCCCCGCCTCACCGATCTGGCAGCTCTGCCCGCCGTCCACGCCTGAACACGGACCCGGAAGCCCTGGCAGGGTGCGCACCGGATAAAGCGGCCCTACCTCACCGGCACCCGGCACCATGCCGGGAGCACATCACGAAACACGAAAGGAGTTTTCTACATGACACGTTATCAGATCGTTTACAACAAGTCCGGCTACCCGCTCACCTCATGGAGCAACAACCCGGACCAGGCGCACGAACTCGCGGAGAAGTTCCGCAAGGTTGGCTACTCCGTGGACGTTTGGGAGCACACCGACAAGGGCGCACACAAGACCAGCCTCTAACCCCGCCCCATCTTCCCGACATTTACGCCGGGAACATCACGAAACAGAAAGGAGGTGTTTTCATGGTTCGATGTTGGATATACTCCGCCGGGCGGGATCAATGCCAGTGCTACAACGTAGATGACGAAAATCTAGCCGATCTGGCGGCACAAGCACAGTTTTTGGAGGACTTCCGCACCCAGCGTGCAGCGAACCCGGCATTATACCGGCAGCTACTCAATATGCTGGTGCCCGCCGCCGATGCCATTCCCATGCGCAACTATACCGGTCTGCCGTTCTGACAGCCAGCGCCCCGGCAGCCCGCCGGGGTCATTCTTGTATCTCTGCACGAAATCTTCTTGTCTTTTATTGCTTTTGTTTGCGTTTTGTTCTATCATGACAGTAACGAAACACGAAAAGGAGGTTTCCCGTTATGACTATGATTCCCGCATTCGGCCCATGGCCAGAGCACCCCGCAGACGCTGACGAAGAAAAGCGCCTTGCCAGCGCCCAGCAGAGCAAGACCACCCCGACCAGCATTGACAAGGAACACGAAACCGGCGTTTTTTACGGTTCCGGCAAAGACCCTTACCAGACCACCCTTGCAAGCTGCACTTGCAACGACTTTGTTCGCCGGAAAAAGCCCTGCAAGCACGTTTTCCGGCTGGCTATGGAACTTGGCATCATCGACACGGCATACAAGACCGGGCGCAGCACCGGCGAACGAAACGAGGCACAGATCAGCTTTGCGGACAGCATCGAACTGGTTGAACAGCTCTCTGATGCAGCGCAGAACGAAATCAAGGAAATGCTTTCCCGCACCAGTGAGCGCGTGGATGACCGCCAGAAGCCCGTAACCTGCCACGAGCTGGATCTTGTGCCGGAACTGCGCACCTCGCCGCTCCTGCACGAAAACCCTTACCCGCTGGAAGAAGTGCTGAACGATCTGCCAAAGCCCCTTGTTGTGCAGCTGCTGGATCTGGTGCACCGGGAAGGCAAGCCAAAACGAAACGCAGCTAAAACCGTAATGGCTGCATGGCTGGCGCAGAACGCGCCCATGCTGGCAAAAGAGCTGCCGCCTTGTGCGTCCTTCTCTTTCGTGGAGGTGTTCGACAAAGCCCAGCGCGATGTTTACAAGTACCTGCACCGCAAGTACGACACGGAAACAGACTGGTACACCGGCGCAGAGTATCCCGCCGGGGCTGTTCCTGCGGCAGACGGGTCTACTTACTACTTCCCAGAGGACAGAGTTACCGATGCCCTCACGAAACGCGGTTTTAATCGCTGCCTGAATGGTTACATCCCGGAGTAAAGAATCTTACTTCACGAAATCTTACTTTTTGACCACGAAATTTGCAATTTATCTGCAAAAATCCGGTCTTAGCCACGAAAAGCAGCTTTTTAACCACGAAATTCACTTTTTTGTGATTGAATTGAACTTTTTCGTTATCAAAACTTCAACTCATTCACTAAAACGGCACGAAATGGAGCATATTCATGGACGAAATTGAATTTTTTGCCCCGTGGCGTTTGGTCGCCGCTTTTGCGGACGGCTCCCGCCTGCTGTTCGATGGTCTGACGGAAGAACAGGCCAGAGAAGCAATGGAAGCCGCCCAGGAAGAGCACGGCGACATTGGTTACTGGAACCGGGTCACGGATCAGAACTATGAGGACGGCAGGTATTACAAGACCGTCCCGCCACCGCCCTGCATCAACATCGTGGACTACGACGGCTACACCGGTCCGCTGGACGAAAACGGTCTGCCGGTAGGTCTGGCTGAACAGATCGCCCAGGCAAGCGCAGAGGAAGGCCGGGATCCCAACGAGGCGCAGATCATCATCAAGCGCAACGCTCCGCCGGATGACCCGCCGCACGAAAAGTAAATCACGAAATCCAAAAAGCCCGCCGGGTCGATGACCTGACGGGCTTAAAGTGTTGAAAGGACTTTGTATGCAGAACAGACAGCAGGTTAGAATAAGTACCAAAAATCTTGCTGGAGGTAAAATTGAATATACCGTTCAAGCCAGCAAAGATTCCGCGCTTCGTGTTATATCCTCGGAAAAATTGTCTATGGAATCACTTGGCTACATCGTGCAGCAGCATTTGCGAAAGAATCACCGTGGACGATTTCCGAAACGTATGAATGAAACCATCGAGATTCCATCATTCCGTTTCATCGAATGACCGCATAACAGCGTCCATTGTCGCTTCTGCCATTTCTTTGTTCTTGAATCGAATGACATCCGACCCCAGTGCAAACATAGACACGTTCCCGTTTTCGTCTTTCAGAACTACCGGGCAGGAATCCCATTTTCGGCGTTCCTCTTTGCTCAATTTCCTGGCTGCTCTTTCTTTGATGGTTTTCTCGATGCGTTTTTTCAATTCAATTTTGATTCCCATTTTCAGTCTCCTTTGCACGAAACCCGGTAGGTCAACTGCCCGCCGGGTTATTTCTATGCCTGTTTTCAGATTTTCGGGGTAGTCGTGTTTGTTTTTCTGCGGATGATGGACACGATTTTGCGGAAGCGCCTGTGCATGAGGTTCCACAGGCCGCCTTGCCTATAAGATAATATCGCCCTCCGCCCAGGCATCCGCCCGGCAGCGTTCCTCGCGCACGTTTAACGCACGCGATAATAAAGCGCCGCACTCCGGGAGCCGTTCCAGACCGCTGCCCAACTGTGCAAGAGCCACGTTCCGCAGGTACTTCAAGTGCTGCACACTGTACGGAACTTTCTGCTTCACTTCATGCCATTTTTTGTGGCTGATGTAGAACTCGGTCAAAATCATATTGTGGCCACTGTCCAGCCTGTTCATTTGTCCCTGGATGATACGCTGATCTCCCAGCAAAACCGCCCGCTGCTGTTCCAGCTGGCGCAGCCGTTCACCAATGCCCAGTTCTTCCATTTTGCACGCCATCATTGCGGTACTATCTCCGTGAGATCCGCCGTGCGGCATCCCATCTGCACCCATGCCCCGCATAGGGTCTATTTCATCGTTCAGCGCGGCACACTGGCGGCGGATGATCTCTATCCGCTGCGGGATGTCTGCATAATATTTCAAGATTGCTTCCGCCTCGTGTACCTTCACTGCTCAATCCTCCCGAAATTCAAAATTCTTTCTTGAAAAGGGGTTTGCCGAAAATGGGATCTTCTCCCTCCACGCGCTCCACCATGGCTCCTGCGCCGTAGATATTCTCAATGACGCTGCACAGACGGTTATAGGCCACCTCTTCGCCGTCCTTGCTCCATTCGAGGAACCGGGCATAGTTCGCCTTGGCTTCTTTCTTCACGGCCTCGATCTGTTCAGGGGTGTATCCCATTTCTTCCAGCGATTCCGCCATAAAGCGGATAATCATTTTTGCGGCATCGCGGCGCTCCGCCAGAATGCGCAACTTTTTTTCAGAGCCTACCAGATCGCCCGCCGGGAGCCAGAACTCTTCCGGCATCAGGTGGGCGGTGCGCTCTCTTAACCGCTTCCGGGCTTCCGGTGTTCCGTACTTGTCGAGATCCAGAACGTACCGGGATGCAGCATTATTCATTTTCAGGGTCAGGATAGTGGATTCTTTCTCGCCCCAGTCCCAGAGATCATACGCCGCCGCAATGGTGCAATACGAGACCACTCGCCTGATTGCCTCACGGTTCAGTATGGTACGGTGCTTCGACTTGCTAATGTTGATCTGCTGGTTCACCGCGTTCTGGATGCTCTGCCGGTAGAATGCCGGCGTCCTTGCTCTGCTTTTTCCCATGATTGTTCCTTTCCCGCCTGTTCAGCCAAGCGTTTCCACTCTTTCGTTTCCGCTTTTGTGTCCGGTGTGATGATCTCAACAAAGCCCCAGCCTTTCGGTTTGGCTATGAGGTCGATAAAAAGCCGACGGCGATAGATATAATCCCGCTGTGCTTTCCGGGTAAACTTCGACTTGATCTCGACCACATCCACCCGTCCGTCTGCATAGGTGAGCTTATAGTCCGCCGTATAATGCGCCGCCGGGAGTTTCACCGCGCAGTATTCTTCCTCCTGCAGCAGTGTCCACTTCGGGTGCGGTTCCGCCGACACGATCTTGCCGGACTGAATGCCGGGCAAGATCGTGCCGATGTAATACACATACTCCCCGTAGGAATCAAATGTTTTGCTTAACCGTCCCGCAGCGCTTGCGGCCTCCGCCATTGGCTGCGTGTGGGTACACTTTCCCCGTTGTCTGGCCGCTATCTGAGCCTCTGCCTGCGCACGGTAGCGCGGCGGCAGGTCGTCCAGTTCCAGTCTGGCGCTCATGGCTGGTTCCTCCTGTTCTTCCGCCGGGTGTCCGGCTTCTTTTTCAGTTTCACGATCAGGTGCTTGGTGTTGTTCCCCGTGATGTGCTGTTCGCACTCGCGCAGGGTATAACCGGGGTATTTTTTCTCCCAGTATTCGCGGTCATCCGGCAGGGCAAATGCTTCGTCAAAGCGCTTGCGGCTCCATCTGGTGTCGTTCGGGCGCGGGGTTTTCGGCTTTTGCAGCCCTTGGCTCTGCCGCCAGCGCCGGATACGGGCGCGAGCTTTCGTCATGTAGGTCGTCAGGCGCTCAAAGCTGGAACAGGTCAGGTCGATAGGTTCAACTTTCACAAGCCCCATCGGCCGCCCGGTGCTGTCCCGCCACAAGTCCTTGATCTCCTGCCACGTCAGATTGCCTTGCAGGATCACATGATGGTGGTGTCTGCCGGTAACTTTCCCGTTCTCGTCCACCACGCTGTACTCTGCAACCTGCATCCACTTGGATGCTTCCCTCCCCGTCTTTTTGCAGAAGCGCTTCAAGCGGCGGGTAAAATTCGTCCAGTCCCGGTCTACCTGGTCAAAATCTCCGGGCGCTGGCTGGTGGTCGTGGTCGTATGTAAACGTGGCTGCCCAGTCACTTTCCCCGAAATTCGTATAGGCCAGCTGGCAGAAATACCGCCTTGCTATCATGTCGTTATACTTCTGCTGCGCAATGGAGGTCGCCAGTTCTCTTTTGCGGCGGGTGCTCGCGGTGTGTTCCTTGTCCGTTGTTTCAAAGAGATCCACTTCTGCATAATCGGATGTTCCGAGAATGTGTTTCTGCTCCCGAATGTACCATGCCCGCACCGTTCACTTCCTCCTTCCGCAAAGTTCTACCGGGATTTTCTTTTCTGTGGACCAAACACACACGGCTTCGCAGGACAAGGGGGATACAACGCCGGGCAGGTCTTTCTAAGTTTCCCATTCCGTCAAGCCCTACAGACCCGCCCTCGTTTTCTCCCCCTTGACCCCCGCTTTCCCCGGCGTGTTCTTCCGTGGTCGCTAGATTAAGTTACACATACAAGCCCCTTGCCGCCTCGTCAGGGCGGCAATTTTACGACGGGCTTGCTATTTTCAGTTCGTTCAGATCCAGTGATACATCCGGCCATAGGTCAGCAGACTTTTCACCAGCTCGTCTATCAGTTCTTCACGGCTTTCTTTGCTCGCCGCAAGCTCGATGTTCTGAGCAATGGTTACAAGCCCGGCAAACGATCCACGCATACCTACATAGGCAACGTGTTCATCTGCTGCATTTGCCGCCATCCGCAGCGCATCGGCAAGGTCCTCCATGTTGTTGCGCTCCGTATCGTAACGTTTGATTCCGGTTTCCTGGTAGTTCTCAAAGGCACGGTCCGCCCTCTGCTGGTAGCGCTCCGCCAGCTTTTCAAGTTCATTTCTGTCCATTCTCAAACTCCTTTTCTGGTTTCATGGCTCTACGCTCATTTGCCTTTTCCATCCCACATTTCCAGCCGAGTGTGACACACCGGGCAGATTTCCGGCTGCCAGTTCGTCATGTAGCCGCAAATAGGGCAGTCGTAGTAACCTTCTTTTAGGATTCCGTAGCATTTTCCCCAGCAGGGTCGCACCGGCGGATCCTCTTCGTAATTTACAACGTCAAAGTGGTGCAGGCTTTCGCTCAGAGCGCCTATAATATCTTCTTCTACGCTTCTGTCGTCCGGGCTTTCTACTTCGACGGTTAGTTCAATGATGACTTTTTTCTCCATCGCTCTGTACGCCTCCGTCCACCACCATTTTCAGGCAGTTAGCTTTCGCACTCGCTTCTCTTTTCGTAAAACTCGCAGGTGTCCTCCGGGTCTGTGTTCTCCGTTCCTTTCGGTGACAGGCCGTTATAGCAGAACCAGCTTTTAGCGTCATGGTAATAGCAGGTGCAGCAGGTGTTTTCAGGCTCCACGTTTTCCTCCCATATAAAAATGTTCCATCGTTTCGCGGTACACCTTGAAGCACTCCGGGCACAAGTCGCCAACTCCAAAGAAGTCCCTTGTTTCAAGCGCCCACCCATCCAGTGCCTTCTGGTCAAACCGGCCATCATCGAACCGTTCTGCAAATACCTGCTTCCGGCAACGGTTGCAGATAAACATTGCTCCGTTCTGTCTCATTAAAATTCACCTTTCATCGAGCGCCGGAAGAGGCAAATCTTCCGGCTTTACGCCCGCATTTTTCATCCTTGCCCCGCACTCGCCGCAGTATTTAACGGCCACACAGTTGATGAAATGGCATTTCTTGCAGCGGAAATGCTCACAGGTACACCGTCCGGGATTTAGCTCCCATTCTGATTCCAGCGGCGGTACATCTGAAAGGAAGGTTTTTGCCGTTTTCCTGCCCGGCTCTGCAACCGTCACCCGTGTTATCTTCTTGATATTTGCTCTGGATATGAGGATTTCTAGCGTTCCATCATTATCCAGATTGAATAATGCAGCACTCATTTCAGCACCTCCCACACTTTGCGCGTCTGCCATCACAGGCAGGCTTTGTGTTGTCCTGCACTTCGGTCAGCTTTATGGTCGGCTGCGGCTGGTCGCTGCGGTTCAGCGGCTTATCAAAGCACACATTCCATGGGTCGCCCTCCGGCTTGTCATGCCATGCCAGGGCGTGTCGAATGACAAGCCATACTTGTTCCGCCCTGTACGGCATCTTCATTACGTCTGAGATCGGGGCTGGGAGAACGCATCTGCTGTACAGCCGTTCCATTTCTAACAGCATGGTATTTCTGCGATCAATCGCAACGTCAAAAGCATTTTTACGCTGTTCCTCGCTCTGAAACGCATTGTTTTCCGCGTCCGAGTAGAATTTTGCAAAGCACAAGTCTTCTGCCAGATCCCAGAACTGCCCCATGTGCAGCCGCAAGTACCACTCGCAGGCAGCCTGCACAGCCTCCGCCACTGGGCGGCTCATGGTCAGCGTAATGGTTTCGACCTCTGCCGGTGCATCACTTTTCTTCGTCATAGTGCGGCTCCTTCGCTCCCGGCCATTTCCGGCGCTGGCTACGCTCAAACTTTCGCGCCATTGCCGCTACCTGAATAGCTTCCACGGCCAGGGCAACCGCCCGGTCATACACGCCCTTCGTGGAGATCTGCGGATCGTTGGAGTAAACGCCCATCCACATTGCGTTCAGTTCCCGATGCAGCCCGTCCATTTCCCGTGCAGCTTCCACGGCTTCTTCCTGGATCACAGCCACGCCCTCATGGTTACTCGCAAACATCCGAAACTTCCTGTTCGCTGCAGCCAGTTCAATTTTGACCAGCCGCTTCACATCATTCTTCACAGCGTCCATGTTATTCCTCCACAAAAGCCACGTTAGCCCAGCTCGTTTTATACTTTTTCCCGTTGACCTTTACCGAAATAACCGGCCAGTTGCAAGACCAGGAGCCGCCTTCGTATGCGCCTTTGTCCAGCAACGTGCCATCCGGTGAATAGACATACACCGTCCTGGCCGGATATTCGTCTATCCCCATAGCTTTGTCAGTTTCGCATCCCGCCAGCGCTCCGCACAGTGCAATAGTGCCAATTGTCAGCGCCAACGCCTTCAAGACCTTACGCATTTTCTTCGTCCTCCCGCTCGCTCAAATCCTCAACGTCCGCAGCGTCCTTGGTCTTTTTCACCATGTCTGCAATGGCATACAGCCCAGATTTCGCCAGAGGTTCCAGCTTTACGGGGATTACAGCACCGCGTACCATCATACCATCCTTGATGACATAGTAACGTCCGCCGCTTGCCATCTTCCGCACACAGTATTTGAAATAGCCGCTCTTGCGCATTTCATCCGCCACTGGCATGATCTGCTTTGCGTCTACAAAGCCGATTGTTCTGGAAGTCGGTTCAACCATCGGAACCAGGTTACACCCACAATAGCGGATGCTGATTCTGCCATTTTCGCAGTCCAGCTCTCCACTTGCTATATCGTCAAGGTTCATGCCTTCAATGTTCCGAATATCGTCCGGGCAGTCACTTTCAAAATGAATATCGTTCCATTCCTTTTCGCTGATACCCAGCAGAGCCGCCAATTCCCTTTCGTTTTGTGCTTTCGGGAAGTCTGTCAGCGGGAAGATTGCTGTTTTTGTTCCGATGTACAGATCACACCCCTGACCATCGTTATAGAACACCTTGTAGAGCTTGCAATATTCGTCAGCTTTGATAAGTTTTGCGATTGCCGCCAGTTTCATTTGTAACTCCCTTCATTTTCGATCACCTGAGCCTCAAACGTCTTGTACTCTCGGTAGTGATCTTCTGCCATCTTTTTTGCCTTTTCAACGGCCAGCTCTGCGCTGGTTGCTGTGAGCCTATAAGGCAGCCACGCGGGCAGGCCGCTTTCACCGGTTGCTTTCAGCAGGATATAATACCTTTGCATTGGTGCGTCCTCCTTCCGATTTTGGGCAATCCCGGAGTTGAACCGGGTGCGGGCCTGTTCCCATGCTCGCAAAAAAAGACCGCCGCGGCGGGCGGCCTTTATAGTGGAGTTCGCTATTCTGTTTTCAGAATTTCTTCCGCCTCCGCCTTGTGCTTCAGCACGCTATCCCTGCAAGCCGCGCCCTCGTCCCGGATCTTTCCCAGCGGACACTTTGCGCACGGCAGGGAGTTCTGCCGCATCTTTTTGCAGAGAACGTTCCTTGCTGCCAGAAGTTCCTTCCTCATCATACGAACAGATACAGCCAGCAGCATTTAATCAGCGCAGCGGGCACAAAGAAGATCAGTGCCGCCCACAGCGCAGCAGCAGCCCGCAGCATCAAAAGCCCCAGCGTCTTTGCAAATCCATCCATGTTCTTTCCTCCTGTTATTCCAGTTCATCGCCCCACGCATCCCATCCGGGTGCGTGTTGGCAGGTATACAATTCAATGCCGGCTTTCCTCGTGCAAATCATCCATGTCGCTTGCGTAATATTCTGTGATTTTGCATTCCAACCGTCTTACTGTACTTTGTAGCCATTCTTTTTGTTTCTGTGAATCACACAACCTACGAAAATAAACCTGCTCGCTCACGGAAATTATCATGCTTGCCACAACCTCCCCCTTTCTCATGTAAACAAATACTTCCCCTGTCTCTTTCGATCTCCAGTAATGCGTTTGAAAGCCTATTTTACTATACTGCTTTATAATATCTTTCAGAGTTTTATTAAAGTCATTCATCCGTTTGCCTCTTGGATAACCCACACTCTGTGCTGGCCGTAACCGTCCCAGTTCAGTGCGTCCTTATGGCTGCCAGAAACGGCAACATCCAGATGCTTTCCCTTGACGCTGGCGCCGGTGTCCTGAACGATTCTCACGCCCACATCTTCAATGTAGAGGACAGTTCCGAACGGGAAAACGTCCGGGTCTGCTGCTACCGTCACTCCGCCTTCGACCGGCGCACCGCTGGCGGTAATTCCCGTTCCGGTTCCGCAGATGTGCTCCCGCTTTTCGGTGCAGTATGCCGTGCAGAGGAAGTCTCCGGCATCCTCTACCAGCAACTTTCCATCCAACCGGTCCCGCGCTTTCAGCGAATCCCGCAGGGTGTCTGCATACCCTGCAATTTCTTTCGACACGCCCTCCCAGTCCTCGTATCTGGACTTGTAGATATCTCTCTGGCATTCCAGATCGTTGATTCTGTGGCAAAGCGCATTCGTCTGTACGCCAGCGATCATGACTACCACCAGAGCGATTTTTCCTACATCAATTTTCACCGATTCTTTGCTCCTTCTATTTTGTCAAATGTGATTGGCGGGTGCCCGTGCTCCTGCGTCCTTAGCGTTTCAGTCATCCCGTGCGTAACCTCCATGAAGCCGCCGCCCTGGTCGTTCAGCACCACATTCCGAAGCTCGAATAGCGTTTGATCTTGGTGCGTCGCCAGCGTTGCTGAAAGTTCTTCTTGAACAAGCGCTCCTTTTCCTCCGCCGTCACATCCGCTGCGGATTTTCATTGTGTACGCTCCACGTTGCCCCCCCCCGCTGGGTTTTGATGCCACCATTCGATCATGCCATGAATAGCAGTCAGCAGTAAGTCCTGCAACTTCTTTCCCCTGCGGGATGCACGGTTCAAAATTCCATTCAGTGCCTTTTCGCTCAAAAACGACCACTCCGGCGGATTCTCCACTAGTATCGCAGACAGCATATACTCTGCGCCGGCGCTGGGGGATTCCCCAGTGTTGAGCATTGACGATTCGATAGGCAACAGCTCCGTAGTTTGCGAAGCCCCCCCACTTGCCATGTTGGAGAATAGACTGATTTGCTCTACCTCCGGCAAACTCTCTGAGGTGTAGTAATTCGTTGAGAACAACTTCAAAATCCTTTCCTTTGTTCGATGACAGGGCACCTGGCACGTTCTCCCAGATGACGAACCTGGGATATTTGCCGCCGGTCGCCAGCAGCATTTCCCAGATAATGCGTACCGCCTCCCAGAACAATCCTGATCTGGCACCATCAAGACCAGCCCGTTTTCCTGCGATGCTCAAGTCCTGACATGGACTTCCGAACGTTATGATGTCAACCGGTTCGATCAGGAACCCCTTGATGTCCGTAACGCTTCCAAGATGCTTCATGTTCGGCAGGTGCGTCTTTGTGACGGCAATGGGATACGGCTCTATCTCGCTTGCCCAGACCGGATGCCCACCGCACATTGCGGCACACAACGGCATCGTTCCGCTTCCATCGAACAGACTTCCCAGCTTTATTTCTCCGGGTGGCTTTCCCAGTTTGCGGAATGCGTTCTTTACAAAGAACAACGCGTTTGGTAGCGCCATTCCGTTGCCCCACATTGCGTACTCTGCCGCCCTGCTGTGCAGGCCATCATGCCAGCGCATCAGGGCACGCCTGCCTTCTTCGCTGTCTGCCTGCATGATCTTCCGGTTCGGCTTTTTCCCTTTGATCTCGCAGTCCTTTGTGTAGACCTCACGCCAGAACGGCAGTTCCCGCAAGTCGGTCAGCGGCTCAATTTCTGCCCACCCGTCCGGGAAGCCTTGCAGTCTGCCACACTCCATCGGAATCAGTCTGCGCACGATCCAGTCCGGCGTTTTTCTTTGGGCAACTTCCGGGCCGCTTGATGTGCCATCATTTTTCTTCGTGAGAGTAGCCGCAGTGTTTCCGGTAACGGCTCCATTGTAGAGGTCGATACCGACCGTATTTTCAGGCAGCGGTTGGAGCACCGGATTTATGTAGTTCAAACTCCATCCTCCTTCTCCCTTTGCCTGAAGTGTTCCGCTGACCTCTCCACCAAGGCAGTGATGTCTTGCATCGTAGGCAACGGCGTGCCGATCCACCGTGTTCAGTGTGAACGAAGCGTTTTCTCTTACTCCGCATCCGTTCTGATTGGTATTCCGGTCAACGAAATTTCCAGCCATACAGTACGCCCCGGCCACGATAGGTGCTTCATGGTCGCACGTTAGGTATGGACAAGTTTCGTTCAGTGTGTCCGCCGACGCCTGGCCGGATGCTCTGCAAATTACCGGCCTGCTTTCACAGATTTTCATGCTGCCCCCCCCCTGACCAGAATCGCCTGTGACTGCATAGCCGATGCACTGTTCAGCAGGGAAGGTGCCACACCGTCCACACTGTAAACTCTTGCGCCTTGCGGAAATTCCGGTGTCAGACATTCAAGTTTCATTTCGCTTTCCTCACTTTTTCTTGCACGGACGGCCAGCATCGAACTGGCTCACCTGTTCATGGGGGATTATCAGAAGCAGGTGCATCCTCTATGCGTCCGCATATCAAGCCCGCCCGGTAAAGAGAGCACCGGGCGGGGCGGCCGCGGCAACGGCCTACCGCTTTTGTCCTGAGCGGATTGAACAGGGCATTTCTGCGCTCATGCTGCGGCGCACCCATTCCCGTCAACTCCATGCGGGTGCGTCTTTCGCGGAAATGGCAGCCCGGTCTTTCACCGGGCTTGAACGGAAAGGAGGACGCTGCTGTACAGCACCATTCCGCTATGCCGGGCAACCGGTTTCAAAGTTTCCCGGCTTTCATGGAAAACAACCAAGGCGCAGACGGGGTCTGACCCCATTCGCAGCACTTCCGCCTATAAGAAGTGCTCTGCGCCATATAAAAAGCAGCCCCGCTTCTGCGGTGCAGGGCTGCTTATCTTACGCCAAAGAAGAACTATGCTTTGTATCAGCAGCATCGTTTTTCTCATAGTGTTCGCATTCAGTGTTGTACCCGTTGCACGGTGCGCACCGAGCATCTGTGATTTTGAACGTGCGCTTGCACTGTTCTACGTCGCCCTTCTTTGCGCCCCTGTGCGGGGCAATTCTGGTATGTACGCTCCTTGCCAAACTCTTGACCTTCCTTGCTTTATGTAGGTAGCTGCACTTTCCAAGCGGGGAAGTGCAGCGGCGTTTGTCCTGCACTACTTCCCAGCGCTCTGGGATGTTGAGGTTTCTTCTTTTCCACAATGGCCTACCTGTGTAAAACTCTGCAACGAATGTTTCAAACTCATTTTCCAGCATTTCGATAAGTGCTTTTTCTTCGTCCGACAAAGGTCCCGGCACTTCCTCGATATCCGGTATACTTGCTGATAGTTCCATTCTCTTACCGTTCGGAAGGTCCATGTAGGCAGTGCACCCGTTCACTCGCCTGCCTCCATGATGTGCGTTGCGATCATGTCAGCCATGTGCAGACACAGGACTTCCGGGTATCTGTCGTATGCCTTGCTAAGAGTGTCCCAGTCCCGTTCCCCGGTATAGGCACCCATGTGCCACCGGATTGCTAGGACCTCCTTTTCCGTCAGATGGATCCAGTGCTGAATGTTGATTACGGACGCTTCGCCATGTCCCAGCAAATCCGTATCTCTATACTGATAGCTTCCATCCGGTTTCTGGATGTAATTTCCGGCTTTGCAAACATCGTGGAGCAAGGCTGCAGTCAGGACTGCGTTCTTATCGCACCCTGCAAACTGCGGCATATTCTCGCACAGTTCCAGTGCAGTCCTCGCCACGTTGAGCGAGTGTAACACCAGACCGCCGGGGACGTTCAGATGATGCTTTGCGCTGGCGGGCGAGTTGTAGAAGTCCGTTTCTTCCAGCACGATCATCAATGCCATGCCGCCCGGTCTGCCTTCAATGGCCTTCGTCAGTAGCCGCTTGTACTCTTCTTTCAGGAGTTTCTTGTCCATGGCTGCTCTCCCTTGTGCTTCCTACATGACGTTCTTGGCCGCACCAGCTGCGGCAGATTGTGCCGCCTTGCCATTCGTGATCTTATTGTTCCAGAACTCTTCCAGGATGGTCGGCATAAAGTATCTGACCTTTTCCATTGCCTTCTCCGCCTCATTCTTGGTATCGGAAAAGTCCACAATGGTCTGTGCCATCACATCAGCCATCAGGTTGAGCAGATCATTGATGCTGCCATTCAGGGTCATATCCGCCCTGTTGTCATTGCCCAGCGTCACTTCGATCTTTGCCTTGTAATCTTCTCCCATGTTGTTTGTCCTTTCTGTACTGCGTGAATATTCGGTCAATGGTGGTACATTCCGGGGTTAGCACCGGACGGAAGGGAATGCACCCCCTCCTGCACTGGCTGTACCATATCAAAAGAGCGGCGTCTGGCAAATGATACCGCTCCTCCTGCCCATGCGGACCGCCCTGCCGTGTTCTTTCTGCCCCCAGTAGGTAAGGCCCCGGCCTTGCGGTAGCCGGGCGGCTTCCCCTCGTAGTTCAGCCGCATGGTGGGCGGGTAGGTCTGCCCATGCCTTTCCGGTTCTGTCAGTCCCAGTCACGGACTTCGTTGTTCCAGTCGTAAGCCTTGTTCACCAGCGTGTCCAGCAGCACCGGCACCGCCCATGCAACGGCAACAAGATCCGGGTCGTAATTGATTTTGAAGATCCAGCAAACGCCCCAGATCATGGTTGAGAAAATGCCGTACAGTATGCCGAACACCAGCAGGCTTTCGCCCAGGTGCAGCGCATCGCGTCGGAATCTCCGCCAGTTGAACGCCTTGTGGAATCCGTTGATTCCCCGGTGGAGTTTTTCAAGCATCATTTTGCCCTCTCTTTGCATTTTATTCCTCCATGTGAAACAGGCTGGTTTGGCTCGTGTGCTCTGCAAACCGTTCTTCTTCCAGTTGGAAATAGAACGGGTCGATTTCAAATCCGATAAAGTCAAGCCCCGCCTCATAGGCTGCTATGCGGCTGCTTCCGCTTCCAAGGTGAGTATCGAGTACCTTTTGCCCCGGCTCTGCATAGTTTTTGAATATCCAGTCGTACAAGACAACCGGTTTCTGGGTCGGGTGGATTCTCTTTTCGTTCATGGATTTGTTTCCCTGCATGGTGCTGCCTTCTGCAATGCTCTTACCTTGCATCATGCCGGACCACATATAGCGGAACAGCCGCACCGATGTAAATAAGTCGGTCGCCGCTATCTCGCAGTCCGAAAAGCTGGAGCTTCCGTTGCACTTGTCCCACACGATTCGCCCGGTTGCAAACTTATAATCAAAGTAGTTGCAGCCCCACACGATGTAGTGTCTGGAAACGCGGAGCAGTTCTCTGAAATACTCCGGTCCCGGCCTGATCCATGCCGGTGAAATCGGATAGTCCCGGTGTACGCCTATCTTGCTTACCTTGGAGCCGTAAAAGCCCCGACGCTCTGGACCAGAGAAGTATGGAGGATCTACAACGGCCAGATCAAAATAATTGTCCGGGAACAGTTCCATTGCCGGAACGCAGTCCACATTATAGCAATGGTTCGGCTTGAATACTTCTCCCATCCTCTTTACTCCGCCGGGCGGTCAGCCCAATACCTGAGCTGCTGCTTCTTGTTGTACAAGCGCTGCTGTCCCAGCGCTGCGCTGTACCCAGCGCGGCCGTTGGCATCCATCTTGCCGGTGTCGCCGCGCTTCAGTTCTTTGTAGATGGTCGAATAATTGAACTGCATCGCCCTTGCGATCCCCGCCACACTCTGCCCGGCGTTGTACCGGGCTTCCAGCGTCTTGCGGTCATCTTGGGTCATGTGCTTTGCCATGTCCTGCTTTTTCCTCGCTTTCCCTAAAAATGCGCAAAAAAATAACGCAAGAGAAGTCGCTAAGATTTCTCTTGCGTTTTCTCTTGCGTTTATTTTACAATCTCACTCCGTTCGCCCTTTTATTTGTACACATAGCACAAACCGACAGCATATATTTGGGTAAAATCACCGCCGGAAGATGGAAAAGCGGCGCGCCGCACAGGTTATGTGCGGCGGCAGATAATTTATGATTTGCGGTTCAGAAACACCTGCGGGTGTTTCTGAACCACTTTTTCACACAAGCAAAAAGGGGCTGCCGCACATTCTGTGCAGCAGCCCCTGCAAAGCCCTTTGGGAAAAGCTTACTTCTCGATGACTTCCTTGGTGTCGCGGGCGATCATCAGCTCCTCGTCGGTAGCAATGACCAGCGTGCGCACCTTTGCGCCCCAAGCGGTGATCTCGCACACATCGCCAACGGGGTGCTTGTTCTTCTCGGTGTCGATGCGGATGCCCAGCCAATCCATGTGGTGGCAGATCTTTGCACGGGCAATGGCATCGTGCTCGCCGATGCCGCCGGTAAAGACGATGGCATCCACGCCGCCCATAGCTGCAATGTAGCTGCCGATGGTCTTTTTGATCTGGTAGTTCAGCATATCGGAAGCCAGCTGTGCGCGCTTGTTGCCGGCCGCGGCAGCCTCTTCCACATCGCGCTTATCGCTGGAAACACCGGAGATGCCCAGCAGGCCGGACTTCTTGTTCAGGATCTCGTCCAGCTCGTGGCCGGTGATGTT